ACTTCCGTAATCAGAAACGAAATCTTTTCCCACTTCCGTCCAACCCACTAGAGAATTCGCTTTATCATGCATAACCAATTCATACCGACTTATTGGCGTTTCATCTATCTTGACTGGGTATCCTATACGAAAATGTTGATTTCCATTTTTATTTATAATATCGATGAATGTGGACGGATTTTCTACCTGTATCTTGAATTTCGGTTCTGAAAACACACTGCCCTCATTCAAAGCATCCATTTTAATAATATTATTTGGTTCTAGTTTTGCTTTTGCGTTTCGAATAGGTCCTAATTTGTAAGGCATTGGACAAATAAATGTAAGCGTTCCTATTCCAAGTGTTACAAATTCATCTGGATCAAAGCTATCATCCACAATTGCTAAATACGTTCTGTTTGGTTCTACATCAAAAATAAGTTCTGTGGGTTGATCTGTTATTAGCCAACTTGCAATTTCCTCTTTCAGCTTTTCCAAGTTAGATCCATCAGGTACTATAATTCCTACCGGAATAGATAAAACGCGCATTTCTGTTTGTGTGTTTAACAATCTTGCGCCTGGATATCCTGGAACGTTTAGAAAATTTCGTTTCAATGGTGCCCAAGTAGGTCTTTTCCATCCTTTCGCAATTTGAATAAAGCTTTTACGTATTTTGTTAAATGTAAAAGAACTCATGCTGACACCTCATTTCTTTATAAAATAAAAGAAACCCAAACCTAAAAGGCTGAGTCTCTTTGTTTTTCTCTTTCTTGGTACTCGGTTGTATATCGATACGTACCACGCGCCACATCTCGCCCCTCTATAACAACAGGAACTTCAACAACCAAATCACCACCAAGCATCGGAATTGTTCCATCACCAGATGATCCAAGTGAGTTATTAAATACTTGATTTGATACACTGCTTGTCATAGCCTGTTTGCTATTTGACATATTTCCATACACACCGCTCATGACAGTCTTTAATCCTGATAATTGACTCACAGAATTAGCCATCATACGGCTCATGTCACCCATTAATTGATTTATTTCTCCTGGCATAGTAAATTGTTGTCGTGGCATGGCTGCTACGATACCTGCGCCAATATCTCCAAGTGTTTTCTTATTAAGGGGAAGTACCGCTTCTCGTCCCGCTTCTCCTGCTCCTTGTAGGTTTCCACCATTCATTCCAAAGATAGTTGGTTTAGTGAAGATACCACCTTTTGCACGCCAGTCAATATTAATTCCAGATGGATAAGTAACGTCTTTCCCTAAAACATTTTTTGTGCTTGTTTGTAAGCTAAAATGTGGAAGAGGTGGCATTTCAGGTTTTGGAATTTTTAATTTTAAATCACTAAAGAATCCCTTAATCTTCCCAATAAATTCTTCTACCTTACCAACTGCATCTTTGATTGGATCAATGATGTTACGTTTAGCCGCATCGAATTTTTCTTGTGCTGCATTTTTTATAGCATCAAATTTTTCTTTCGCACTGTTATACATTTCGCCGAATTTTTCTTTCGTAGAATTATAGGCTGAAATAACCGGATCAATAACATATTTATAGACTAACTGCCATGCTGCAAGTGTATAAGATTGGATTTTTGCCCAATTTCCTAATATCCAATTTGCTAAATCATTCAACTTTTCTTTTGTTGCATTCCACAATTCTTGCACTGGTTGGATAACATACTGTTTTACCAGATTCCATGCTGCTGACGTATATGATTTTACTGTCTCCCATTGTGAATTTAGCCACGAAACTAAGTCGCTGAACTTTTCTTTTACTAAGTTCCAAGTGTCTACGACTGGTTGAATGATATATTGCTTAAATAATCCCCAGGCTACTTGTGCCACAGCTTTTGCAACTTCCCATTGTGTACCAAGCCAAGTAACCATTTCACTGATTGTTGCACTCACCCAATTGTAAGCTTCTTGAATTGGTTGAATAATATATTGGCAGATTGCCGCCCATGCAATTTGTACTCCAGCTTGAATAAGTAGCCATCCAGCTTCTAAAACGGTAGAAACTGCTGAAATAATTGGATCTAAAACAGTAAGAATCGTATTCCAAGTGTCTTGCCAAGCTTGTACGAGTGTTCCCCACAGTTCAGAAGCTGATGTAACTAAAGAAGTCCACCAAGTGGAAGCTGTTTCAACAATTCCAGACCACAAGCTACTAAAGAATTCACCTATTGGATCAAAGAAACTATGCATCATTTCTGTGAATGAAGCCCAAGCCCCTGAGAAAAATTCAACAATTGAATTCCATGTACTACTACATATCTCTCCTATTCCTGTCCATAAATCACTAAAAAACTGACCTATTGGATCAAAGAATGAATGCATTGTTTCTAAAAATGAATTCCACGCTTCACTAGACGATTGAACGATACCGTCCCATAGTCCTATCAAATATTCTTTAATAGAATTCCAGGTTTCTATTGTCCAATTTTTGATATCTTCCCAGTTTTTGTAAATAGCAAAACCAAGAGCAACAATAGCTGCTATGATAATTGGAACAATGGCGACAATCCCAGCTGCTACCAATGCTGAAACTTCTAAAAAGCTCATGACGGTTACAACTATAGGTGCGAGTGCCATGATTGCACCCGATATTATACCAATAGCTGTTGCTACAGCTGCTAATGTCGCTGCCAATTCTGGATTATTAGTAACCCATTCAGCGAATTTAGAAATGACATCCGCTACAACGCCTAGCAATGGTTCGAGAGCAACCTGTAAATCTTGCATAGCTTTTTGGAATTTTACCGCTGGGTTTGCATCCATCTTTTGAACAGATTCATTTAATTGATCTTGGTTTTGTTTCGTTTTATCTTGTACGTTAGCCAAACCTTTATAAACGGCAAGCATATTATTACCTTGATCTTCCCATTTTGTTTTAAAGATTTCTGTTGCAAGAGCATTTTGCAATGATTTGTCTTTTATTCCATCGATCCATGTTGCAACTTCAGCCATTGCTTTCGAACCGCCTTCACCACCATCAGCTACTGCTTTTCCCCACTCCTGCATTTTTTCAACAGATAAATCAGTGCCTTGTAGTAAATCGGACATTGCCTTTGGAACTTCTTGTCCAAAGGCAGCCATGTTGATTCTACCTTCCTTAACACCATCGTTGAGGTTGTCGATATTCCAGGTTTTAGTGTTTATCCCTTGTTCAAAAATGGATTGTATTTCTTTAGCACTAAAACCAGCGTTTTTCATCTGCATTCCGTACTCTGCTACTGTATCTAATTGTTCTGGTGGAAATCCTGTTTTTAATAGAGAATTCATTAAAGCTAAAGCTTGATCGTTTGATACCCCTATACCTGCAGCTACTTCATTTGTTTCTTGAATTAACTCAGTAAAATCTACTCCTTCATAAGAGTTAGCAATAACTGCCGCCCCTTTTACAATCGCTGCATTCGCTTCATCGCTAGCATTTTTGTTTAACGCCCATTGTCTACGTACACCCTCTAAAGATGCTTCTGCATCAACACCATAAGCCGTAACACCTCTTACAGCTTCTTCTACTGATTTCTTCGAAGACTCTGGGACATCAAAAGTGATATCAATCTTTGTTTTTAATTTGGACATATCAAGTGCTTTTTCGATTGTCCCGGCAATTCCGCCACCAGCTACCATTGCACCAAGAACGTTTTCTAAGCCAATATCTAATTCTTGAAATTCTCTTTCCGTCCTTTGTGCTTCTTGCTGTAAATCTTTTAATTCATTTCGAACTTGTTGTATTGAATTGCCAGCATCCACAGATCGTAACGCTCTTTGTAACTTTTCAATATCCGCTTGAGTTCCTAATGCTTCACGACCAATAATCCCAATTGCTTGTTCTAATTGGCGACTTGTAGCTGTTCCGCTTTTAATTGCATTCACAAGACGATTCCCTAATGCTCCTGCAAAATCATCAACGCTTTTTCCTGTAGCTCTAAACAATGTTTCTAGTTGTCTTGTAGAACTTGCTACATTCTCTTGCTCGGCTTTCATGTTTCCTAGTTTATTTTTAAGACCATTAAGTGACCCTTCTGTAAATTCAATTTCACGCCTGAATGCACGATATTGCTCTTCAGAAATTTTACCGTTTTGAAATTGAGCTTGTACTTGTTGTTCCGCTGCTTTTAATTTATCTAACTTCTGTGTTGTATTTTCAATTTGTTGTGTAAGTAATTTTTGTTTTTGCGCTAATGCTTCCACATTACCAGGATCAAACTTTAATAAGCGCTCAACATCTTTTAATTCTTTAGCCAAAGCATCACTTTGTTTATTTACATCTTTTAAAGCATTTTGTAACGGCCCGGTATTCCCGCCGATTTCTATCGTAATCCCTTTAATTCTTCCTGCCATTTTCTCACCTCATTTCTTAGAATGAATCAAAGTCTTTTTGACTCGCTTTTCGAATTTTTTCTTTGTCTGGATTCTCCATTTCAGCAAACTCAGCAATGTAATCAAAACAATCACCAATTGTCATGGTTTCTAAATCCCAATGCGTTAATTTTGCTTTATAACAAAGAGCAAGGAACAAATCAGTGGTTAATTCTTCATCACTGAATGTCCCTTGCTCTCCATTGTTTTCTTTTATTTTTTTTTTGCTCCCATAGTAACTTGAACTAGTTCCATTATGTCTGGCATGATTTCTTCAATTGGGAATTCTTCAAACCCATCCAGCCACGTCATAGGATCAGGAATATTTGAATCCGCTGTTTTAGCAAATAACCAGGTCAAATCATAAACAAGCTCAAAATCCACTTTACTTAAATCAAGATTAGATGTATCGATTGGTTGTTCTGATCCATTTGGTGAAGTTAAAGTACTAATTGCTCCTAACCCCATCATATCTGCAAATAAATTACGTCTGAATTGTGCTTTATATCGTTTAACCGTTGCCGCTGTACTTTTTAACTTGACTTGTTTTCCGTCTATTGTAATCGTCTTTTCCATCTACTTACGCTCCTTTTGGTAATGCAGGTACTTTTGTATATACTTTTTTGTACCAATTATCATAAATGGCTTGTTTTGATTTAGTTGTAGTTTTCGTTTTAACCATACGTTTTCCGTTAATATCAATAGGACTTGATACAAATTTAAGTTCATTTGTGTTAGGCTCTGCTGAATTTGTTTTCGTTTTAGATGCAAGTGTCGGACGACTTGCTGAACAGTTAAACATAACGTGGCGTGTTGCTCGTACATCACCATCAAATTCAAATAATAATGCAAATGGTTTCCCTTTTGCATCAGCTAATTCGTTTAACACACCGTCTTCTTCGTCTAATTCCTCTCCTAATGCATCAACAGCAAATTGCTCTGGAATATTAGCAATAGATAATGTACCGTCATACCCTTGGTTATTACTTGCTGCATAGTAAAGCATGTCATCCGCGTAGAATTCAATTAAATCCCCTCGTGGATCAAACGTTAATTCAACTGCACCTGGTAATGGAATCGGTGCGCTAAATGTAACTACGCCATCTTTTATATCGAAAAGTGCATAATGGACATTTTTCAAACCAAAAGCCACTTTGTTTTCATTCATTTATATCGACCTCACTTCATATATTTTTTGATACATTTTTTCAGATTCAATAATCCCTTCAATCGGTGAATCATAAGGAATTTCATGATCGTCTAGGACTTGTTCAAGTTTGGCTTCAGCAACTAAATCTTTTTTAGTTGTATAAAGCTCTATATTTAAATCATTTATCTTGTGATAGACTTTGTTATCAGCCATGAGATTTACTGATCCATCTACAAGAAAGCAAATATAAGGTGGTGCTGGCACTGACTTGCCTGGCGTTGCTGTGAAATGCGAATAAGCCACAGGATAACCTGTAGCTTCAAGAATTTTTGTTAGTTCTCCTAATGTCATTGCCCGACCGCCCTTTCGATACGTTTTGGCAATTCATCAATTACATACTCTTCAACTGGACGAATATGAACTTGTGCTGGAACTCGACCACCACCGACTTTCGCATGTCCCTTTTCTAAAAGATGCGTTAGTTGTCCTTGCGTATTATGGAGGACAACACCATTACCTTCTTTTTTCTTACGCCACCCTTTACGATAAGCACCTGTTTTTTTAGGGCTACCTTGCTTTAACTTACCGACAGCAATATCCCCCACTTCATCAATTTCATTTTCTAAGTTCTCTTCCACAACATTCGCATATCTTTGTAATTCTCTAGCAAGATCACTCGCAAAATCATTCATATCAAGTATGCTCCTTTGCGATAATAGTCAACGTTTGATACATTTCATCATCATTCAATGGCGGTTCGATAATATCAAAAATACGACCTTTCATATTGATTCGCATTAATTCTGTAATGCCTTTTGTATAAGGAATTACAAACCGATAAATCCGAGTAGCTTGTGAAGCTGAAGCTTCAATATACTCAGACCCTTTTACTGTTTTTATCATCGACCATGCTTTTTTAACTTCTTGCCAATTACCTGTTTCAACTTCTTGATTCAATTCATCTTTTATCACTTCAGGTTGTTCAATAATAATTCGATTCCTACGATCTCCTGTATTCAGTGGCTTTTTGTACTGAAAAGGACGCATATTAATCACCGTCCAATTTGATTTCTTCTAATGCTTTATCAATGCCTAAACTATTAATTTGACTTAAAAAATTCTTATCAAAATACTCTAGGGCATCATTATAAACATAACGAGAACGTTCAAAGACTAATTCTTTGAACTCCTCGTCATTGTCAATATCATAATCACCACAAACTCTTAATAATGCTTTATTAGACGTTGATAGAATGCGCTTTAAGTTATCGTCTTCCTCATCACCTAAGTGCATCCTATCTTTGAATTCCTGCAATGTTTCAACTGAAATTGTTGCGTTGTTCATTCGCTTCACCCTTTATTTAGTTTTTGTTTCTGCAGGTGGCGCAAATGAAATATCTAAATCATAAACAAGAGCCGCTTTGTTATCTTTCGGTTTCCCGTTAGCAAATTGTTTAATTGTATAAAGAGTAGCATCTTCGAAAGCTAACGTTTGATCAAATTCTTTTAATTTATATCCTCCTGCAATTGCAGCAATATATTGTCCTTTTACAAAGAATAATGCCTTACCAACTGGAACTTCTTCACATTCTACAGGTTTAATGTTATAAGGTAATGCCATTACCCATTGACCCGTTGCAGTTTGAATTGTATTACGTGCTTGTACACCAATTGCATCAATAGGGTTAACAACCATTACAATTTTATTTAATACTTTTCTTGATTTGCCTTTTGCATCAACAGATAAGGCTTTTACTACTTCATAGAGTTCCCCAGCTACAATCTCGCCCTTCTCAGATGGAGCAAATGTTAATTTACCAGAAGGTTTTTTATCAGTAACTGCGCCTGTCTCTGGATTTACATCCTTCATTAAACCAACTGGTTGATGCGCTACTGACCCACCGCCATTAATGAAACCAAATTCTAGACCAACAGAATATGTTTCTACTAAAACAGTTCGAACATAACGTTCAACCCATTCTGGTCCAAGTTCTCTCATATCATTCGGAATCGCTGCAAATGCTGTTAATTTAAGTTGTCCAATTTTTTCTTGTTTAAAGATAGCATCAATTTGCCCACGAATTTCGCCGAATAACTCGCCCCATACATAGGCTTTCGTTGCATCAGAATAGATAAATTTCGTAACAGCTCCTAAATCTTGCAGACCAATTTCAGCCAATAACGGATGCTCTGTAACTAAATCTTCAAATACACGCTCTTGTGTTGTTACAGGAAGAATTTCACCGTCCGTAAATCCCCCCTCCTTTACAACAGCATTGAAGAATTTTGTTTCTGCTGAAGTTAAAACATTTTGACCACGTTGCTGTAAAATTGAACGATCAAGCATATCGTTATTTACTTGTTCACGAACTGTATTTGCTACATCTGTTTGTAGTGCATCAAAGAAACCTTCGAACGCTGACGTTTGTTCTTGTTCTGTACTTTCCGCGTTAGTTAAAGTATCCGTCAATTTTGCTTTTGCCTTATTAAATGCTTCAGATTTATTAAATTTAATAACCATTATGTGTTTCCCCCGTTTTTTATAATTTTAAAAGGAGCCCTTTAATCCCACTGTTTTTTACAGGTTTAGGATTCGGCTCCTTTGGTTGTTCTTCTATATTGTTTTGTAAATCATTCAGGATTTCATTTTTTAATCCTGATAATGCTGCATTTAAATCTTCTTTTGTAATTCCTTGGCCTTTGTTCATGGTTCCATTTCTAAAGCCATCGATTACTTTCTGCGGAAGCATGGCAGCAGTAGCCGTTGAAGCTGTCATTTTAACTGGATTCTCCATAAACATGATTTCATCCGCGAAATTGTTTTCTAATGCTTGTTGCGGACCCATCCAAGTTTCTTCAGCCATCATGTTAAGTAGGTCTTCTTCTGATTTACCACTTTTAATAACATAGGCATTTACAATTGCTCGATCTGTTATTTTTAACATCTCAGCCGCCTTTTCCATGTCACGATGATCTCCACCATTCCACTTAGCAGCGTTGTGAATCATGATTTTTGCTGTTGGAGAAATTCGAACTTTATCACCTGCCATAGCAATTACAGAAGCTGCACTTGCTGCTAAACCAACAATTTGAACTTCCACATGACCAGGATAATTTTTTAATGCTGTGTAAATTTCCGAACCCTCATCTACATAACCACCAGGACTATTGATTGATACAATTAAATCCTCACTATTTGCGTTATCCAGTTGTTTTGTAATCTTACCTGGGCTTGTCGCATCCATTTCAAACCAATCATAAATCCAAGCTTCATCATTCGAAATGATTGGCCCTTTAACGTCAATTTTCACCGTCATTTGTATTCTCACCTCCTTCAGATTCAGTTAGTTTCGTATAGTTTTTCGTAATATGATGTGTATTTAAGTTAGGATCATCAGAAACTTCATATCCTACTTCTAATCGAATCTCATTCCCTGTAAATGCACTTGAAGAAATGAGTTTATCGATGCTTGTCGCAAGATCAAATATACTTTGATAAGAAACAGCTTTAACTTCAATTTTTTGACCTGAAAGATACTCTTCTTCTTCAAAAAATTTAACATTTGCTTCATCAGAAATCTTTTTTAATAAAGGTTTCACTGTGAAAAGCATATAATTTTTCGTTTGCTTCTCAACATCAGCCATTTCGCCATATATCAAAGCAGTTGGAATACCAAAAGCCATTGCTACTTGATTTAAGAAGCCATTTGTTATTTTATTTATTTCCTCCACACTCTGCCCAGAATTTGCTCCACCTGACGTTTCAGCATACTTAAAACCTGGTTGTTGTGGAATGATAGCAACATCTTTTTCTCCAATTGCTTTATACATGTTATCAATGAATTCTTGAAGTTTGGCTTGATGTTTTTCACTCTTTGCAGCGAGCATGTCCATATCAACTGTTCCGCGAATTTGATTCTTACGTTTTTGAGAACTTAATATTCTACCGAATAAATCACCATAATCAGTAAACAAACCATCGATAAGAGGTGATAACTTATCATTCCTGTATCTTAAATGAATGACTTCACTTTGTTTAAAACTTCGCTTAAACTGATAATCTTTTACAGTGACATTTGTAAAAGTATCTTCAAGCACAGCATACTCGTTATGTTCAAAGTCATCAGCAATAAGTAGATCACCATCATCCGCTTGGATAATCAAAGCTTCATTATCATAAATAAGTTTGTAAATGAAACTCTCCCAAAAGGTACTTGCTGTCATATTCTTATTTGGTCTAACATTTAATCGGTAATAAAGCTGATCCTTTTCAAATTCTTCACCGTTTTTCACTCTGAATTCCGACTGACTTATTGTTCTTCCTAAAAAAGAAATACATGTATCAATCGCTAGTCGCTTCATATGAACTCTATTTGCTTTTTCAATAAACATTTCCACATCAAACATAAATCCTAATTCACTATTTCTTTTAAACACCGAATCCAGCCATCCAATGATTATCACCCCCTTTATTAGAATTTAATACCGTCTAACATAAAATCGAATTCATCAACAAGGATGTTATCCGCTTGCCATAATGCATGTATAAAAGCTTGGAATCCATCTGTTTTTCGCTTAAATTCATCTTTTTTCAAGTATTCTTTGTTGCCGTCTTTTTTGATGTGGACGTAGACGTTATTGGTGTACCAACGCATTAATGGATTATCCCCAAAAATAATACGATTGTTTGCAAATAACGTTTCAACTCGTGGAGCTAAAAGTGAATGAATCGCTTTTGGATTACGAATATATAACAATATAAAACCTTCAGCTTCAAGTGCTGTTTTAACAAGATCAAGACGGAATGTATCAGCTACTATTGTGTTAAATCCGTATATCTCACGCATTTTTACAAACCAATCTACAATGTGAGAGATATTAATAACTGGTTCATCCACAATAGTTAGTAAGCCATTTTCAGCCCATTCATAAATAGGTGCTTTTAATTTCACCTTGTCCAAGAATCCTTTACGTACAAATGAATGACCTTTCCATATATAATCTTCACCATGTTTAAATAGCAAGCCGACTGCCGCGAAGTCTTTGATGCTGGCGAAGTCGAGACCGCCTACAGCTACTTTATGTTTTAAATCTGGAACTTCTCTGAGCGTTTCTCCATCTTCTTCAAAACCAGTACGCATGATTTCTTCCCATGAAGCTACAGACTTTGTTAAATCTGTTTCAGGGTAATTCATACGTTTTGTTATGAATTCTTCACGGTTTGAAGGATTATTTTCTAATTGTTTATATTGAGTTAATACTTTTTTAAATAATTGTTTAGCATAAGAACTTCTCGGCTCACTAAACATTGGATTCGCTTTTTCCCATACATCAGGATTATCAATTTCTTCTGGATTATCTATCTTGCAAATGAAAGGAAATAATGGATCTTCTAAATCTTTTCCCTTTAGAATGTTCATCGCTCGCTCTTTTGTTTTGTCCAGGAATCCGTCGCGAACAAAGCCATCTGTACCAATAAAAAATTCTCTAGCATTTGGTACTTTTCCAAGTCCACTAGAGAATACATTTACTACATCAAAGTTTTCATATCGATGTATTTCATCGTAAATAACACAACCGTCACGAAGTCCATCCTTAGAACCAGCATTAGATGTATGATATTGCATAATGCTTTGAGTATCGTTACTCAGTATCTCTACCTTAGTTCGATAAAACATATCTTCTAGTATTTCTTTTCCTTTAATAGCATCATAGACTTCACGAAAAGAAACTTTAGCCTGCTTCTCGTTGTTCGCCACAATTGAAACATTATATCGATCTATTCCGTGCAGCGGACTAATAAAGAAATGGCATAATGATGAAATTAAACCGTTTTTACCACCACCACGAGCCATCATAATTAAAAATTGCTCGTAAAAAACAGAATCATCTTCTGTATAGAAAAGAAAAACAAATGCAGTTAAAAACTTCTGAAATGGTTGTAATTCAAAATACCATTTCTCTGTAAACTTTATATAATCATCATGCATTCCATTATCGAAATACAGATCATCGCGTATTAAGATGTATTTCTCCAGGTACTCAATTAGCATTATGCGCTCTTTATTTAGCTTAATTTTTCCCGCTCGATACATTTCAATATATTCAGTTACATATTCATTTTGAATCATGTTAAATCTCTAGCAGAGCGCACAGGTTTTGAAGGAACTTTCTTTTCTTCTGCCGATGCTTCTAATCCAAGTGCATCTAAAATCTTTATCATTCGATCATTTGTTTTGTGTAAATCATTAATAGAAGGATTGGATTTCGGACCATGCATGCCAGATACTTTTATTCCTGTTTCTTCAATATCATCAACAAGAATACACTTTAAATCCCACAACGATAAATAGTCTTGAATTAAGTCAGTATAATGATTACCTATAATCTTTTTTTCTTTCAATTGATTTGTTAGATCCTTTTCAATCCTTTTTCTCATTGTTTCACGCTTCACTCTAGCCACAATATCCCTCCCTTCTGATTTACATCGTTTTCCAATTTGATATAACGCGCGAATTTGCTTATAAATTTGAAAAATCGACCCCCTCCTCCGGTGCCCCTAAGACGAAATTTTGATGAAATATTTTAAGGGGGGGTGTTATTTTTGTTTTATTTTCACCATTTCTCATCATGTTCCCATTTATTTTGTTTCTTTTCGTACATTCTTCCATGTTCTTTGTTATGGCAATCCACACATACTGTCTCAAGGTTATCTATGTCTAACGCAAGATCAGGATGATGTTCAAGTTCTTTTATATGATGGACAACGAGCTGTATCTTCTTACGCTTGGCACTCTCACTGTATTCATTGGTATCTGTTTTTACTCGACCGTTACGTTTACATTCCTGGCACTCATAGTTGTCACGCTTCTTTACTTGCTCGCGTATACTCTTCCACTCACCACTGTCATAGAACTTACGCTTCTGTTGTTTGGTTTTGTATTCTTTCATTATCTTTTGCCTATCAATATCGCATTAGCTTTATCAGCTTTTAATAACGCTTCTATTGAAGTTCGCTCAAGATATTCTACAGAATAAAGCATATGTTCATGACCATACAGTTTGTAATATTTGAATCGATTAACATCAATACCAGCCTTCTTGTACGCTTTCTCATGTGGCTTAAGGTATTTGATGTATGCTTTCTTATCAATAGGTATAAGACCAAGTGCAGCAATCTTACCGTTTAAAACGCTGTCCAATTATCTCACTCCCTTGAGATCGGTTACTGTCATCTTGATAGAATCAGTTATTTTTTTAATCGTAGATTGTGCGATTACTTTACTATCACAATAAATTTCAACTGTCTCATTTTGATTTGTAAACTTACCCATAACCTTATCCAACTTCTCTAATGCTTCCACACATTCATTAGCAGCTTCAGTTACTTCTTTAATTTTTTCTAATACTTCAGTTGTATCGGCACTTACTTGAATTGTTAGTCCCTTAATTTCACCTTGATCAGTTCGTTTCTTAACTGGATTATAAGGTCTAAGTGTTACTGGTCCGCCACACCTAACACAACTCATCCCATCTAAAAAATGTCCAAACATCACTGTACGACACTCATTGTCCATACATTCTAATTGCATTTTCTTTCCCATCCCTTTCATCCTCCTTCAAAATAAAAAGCACCCACTATGTGAATGCTCGTGTTATTATATGTAAGCTATATTAATTCAGATTGATATGTAGGTGAAATGAATGGAAAACAAACAACCTGAACAAAAGTACGACCCAAGCAAGATATACGCATACACAGAACATCCTGATAAAATCAGTGGTCGCTGTGATAATTGCGGAAACACCGCATTTAAAAGTTCCGTTAAAGATTTCATCTACTTAAGAGAATGCCGTCAATGTGGTATGAAGAAAATCATTTAGCCCTATCACGGGCTTTTTTCTTTGCATAATAAAAAGCACCCGTTATGGATGCTTTTGAATTTACTCAAATGTTACTGTTACTGATTTAATATTTTCGAAGTCTTCATTTAAAAGTAAAGTTTCATTTTTAAACACAAGTTTATCATCTTCACTTTCAGCAATTGCTTTTAAAACTTCTTGAGGTGCACTTGATACTACTAAAGGAATATCTTGGTTTTTCAACTCAATAAGTAATTTCAATATTGTTACCTCCTCTCTATCGTTGTATTGATATTATACTATATATTTATGAAATTATTAAAAGTTACTTTTATGACAAAAGTAAAAGAGCAACCATGCATCAGTTGCCCTTTCGTCATTTTTTATGTTATTACCATATAAGTACGGTAAATGAAGTTTTATTCTCCTTCCAGTTTTAATACTGTTACATTCGTCTTTGCCAACATTATTAAAACTGGAAGAAGAGCAAAAGCTCTCCTTATTAACGGTAACATTCAATCAGTACCATCTGCTGGTTTCGGATTTTATGTGCCGTCATTATGAAGCCGTTTAGAAATTTAGAAACAACATAGTGAGTCGTGTTTTCCGCCACTTCTCACAATACAAATATATCACGTTGATTCCAAAACAACCGGCACATTTCCTGCCAAAAAGCGGTCACGACTCTGCCACTTTTTCTTCCCTCACATGGTTTATAAGCAAATCGTATGGTGTACTTCTTAATAAATTTGCTTTTATTCGTTTGCCACCTATCTCGAATTCAGCAGAAAACAATTTAAAGAACGCATCTTTTTGGCGTTTTGTAAAACTACTCCATAAACTAGGTGCTACCACTAAGTTTTCTGTGTAACTTGGTAAAAAATTATTAATATATGTTTTGAATTCCTCTTCTGTTAAACCCTCTAATTGTTGAATGTAATCCTTAAAATAATCAGAATCATACTTTATCCAGCTAAAAATGAAAAATGATTTCCCGTTATTAGGAGTAATGGTGAAGAATAATATCTTAATTCTTTCCTCTTCCTTGGAATATATATCATTCATTTCATTCCCTCTAATATCATAAGTTAACGAACATCCTCCACAAGCCGCCATACTTATCTCATAGTCGAACGTAAATGTTGTAGATTGAATCGTATCATAGTTCTCATTAATTAAAGCATCATCAAAGAACTTCTTGTACTCAGCTACATCATTTATAGATAACTCTGTATATCTATATTGCTTTATGTAATCACTTACTTTCGTCAATGTTGGTCTTACTTTGAATAGTTGTTGTATAGATTTCAACATTTCTTTTTTCTTATGTAATTCTAAAGCAAACGCTCTATATGCAAACAAAAAGCATTGCTTACTAGAAGTAACATCAATTTCTTTAGTTTCTATATCTTTAAAAACTAAGGTGTCGTGTGTATCACAAAAACCAGTAAAGGTTGTCGCTTTATTTTTACTCTCATCTTTAACATCGTAAATTACACCATCCGTCCCGAATTTTGTTGTCGGGATAACAACATGACCTTCTTCTTCTATTCTTGACAAGACTCCATTATTTTGTAACGAGTGAGCGTTCTTTATTTTCCCTTTGCATTGCTCAGAATCTGGATGTAAGCATTCTTTAATTTTTGATTCTTGACTCATCTTATGTGCGTAATGTTTAAATGCCCCTGCTTTCTTTTTACTAGATACTTTTTCAAAAGGTAACTCTTGATCTTTTCTATTAAAACAACAAGCTCTGTATTTTTTTCCACTACCACATGGACATGGCTCCGTCTTCGCAAACTGTTTAAATTTTATCGGTTCCATATGAATCACTCTCCCTTAAGTAATAATAGCATACGACTTACCCATATGTTCTATTTTGTGTAACTAAGCCAAACGTTACAGCCCTTGATATTGATAGCTTCATAGCACTTTCTCTTTTGAGTTACACAACATAATAAAAATGAGTAACCGTATAGAATAGGGTAGCACCACATGGTCATCAAGTTAAAAGTTTAATGTACCAGCAATTAGGAAGATTTTATTCTGTTAGCTTGATAGTGATAGGATACAGCCAACATTTCGGAAGCTTTGTATGTTAGACGAATTTTAACCTAAAAAAGTCGAATTCTTGTACGTGAAGTGCAGTAACATTTCATTCATATAATCCATATTATCTGAGGCTAATAAAGCCTGTTACACTCTCTTCTTTAGGAACGTTTCCATAATATCCTTCTTGAACTTTTCATAATCAAACTGAAAAGCTACATCATGCGTTTTATAGCCTGGATTAGTAACAAAACGAAAGTCTGCAATGCTTTGACCAAATCCTTCCCCTTGATCAGGAATTATTTTAATGGGTACCCTTGAAAGGCTAACAGCCTCTTGATTCAGCAAATACCACACCGTTACAAAATCATGCATAGGACTTCCACTTATACCAGGATTAGACTTGGAGTAGAAATTATAATAATAATCTAACATAGGTTTGATGATGAGTCCTGCAAGATCCTGTGTATTCCGATGAAATGCATCGATTTGCTGGACCATTTCGGGTGTAACAATCGCATGTTGAGTCACATTTAAAGGAATAACCGTCAACTTCTTTGCATGCTGCAGAATTAAGTTTGCTGCATAAGGGTCTGAGTAAAAGTTAGCTTCAGCCACAGCAGTTACGTTACCTGGATAGAAAAAAGCTCCCCCCATGCAAATGCATTCTCTTACGTTTCGCATTGTTTCTAAATTCAATACAAAAGTCGTAGCTAGCGAAGAGAGTCTTCCTAAATTGATAATTGTAAGATCTTCTAAATTTGATTCTATAATTTGATAAATATCATTTAAAGGATAAACTGGATATGAAATTTCAGGGGGAATGATAGGTCCTAATCCGACTTTTCCATGTACCTCAGGGAAATACTGAATCAATATTCCTGTCAACGGTACAGAAGCACCAAGAAATACAGGTATCTCTTCTCTTCCCGAAATGTACTTCAAATAGTTAATGTTCCTTATTACATTTTCTCTTGATACATTCCCATAATCGGCTACAATTCCTACAAGTTGAATGTCTTTACGAAAAAATGTGTACAGTATAGCAAACGCATCATCAATCCCCAAATCTGTGAACAGGAGAACCTTTTTTTGCATATCTCTTCCTCCAAAATTTATAGAATTCTACTTTCATTAATGAAATAGTGATCAGACTAAGCTTGTATGTATATATTTTATGTATTCTTAAAGAGTGAATTCTATTCACATTAAATAGCTTTGCTCATCTAGATTTGATATTATGTTCAAGCGTAAGTTTCTGTTCTTAAGTCGATAGGTATATGATGCTATCCTCGAACTAAAAAGAAAAAGCAATGATTAGATTTTAAACCTAGTCATTGCTTTATCCATTGCATCTTGGTTTACTCCTATATATCTTAATGTTACCCGTTCACTTGAATGATTGAATATCTCCATTAGCAAAGCTATATTCTTTGTCTGCATGTACATATGATACCCAAATGTCTTACGTAATGTATGTGTCCCAATCTCGTCTAATCCAAATTCTGCTGCTGTGGTGCTAAGTATTTTATATGCCATACTTCTTCCTATTGGCCGATTCTTTCCTTGCCTACTCTTGATTAAATATTCATGATTTTCCATCTCTTCAATGTACCATTTCAATTCCCTTTTCAATGCTGCTGTAATCTGAATTCGTTTCTGCTTACCTGTCTTCATTTCACGCATTGAGATATGGCTGCCCTTTAAATCTCCAACCTTCAGTTTTAGAATGTCACTAATTCGTAGACCTGTATTAATCCCCATTACAAACAAGATATAATTACGCTCACTCTTTTCTTTTAAATACTCTTTAATTTGTTGTATTTGCTCTGGATCACGTATTGGCTGAACAAAATTCATTATTCAATCCCTCCAGTTTCTTCTGTCTCGTAAACTTCTAATCTAAGAGCAAAAGCAAGTTTATAAAACACTCTAGCCTTAACACGTCGATAAGTACGCTCGCTCATACCAATTTCGTTATAAACCATATAATCACATACATCTTCATCTTCTAAGTAACGCTTAACGATAATATTTTTTTGATCCTTTCCTGCACGCCCATTACCCAAACGATTTAGGAATTGATCGATACGAAATGACGTTGTCTTAATCCACTCTTCTCGTTCACTTTGTTGTATATTAGCCATCGCTACATCTTCTAATGGCTTTCCTACATCATTTGTAGGTCCGTGATATCTAATTTCATAAGAAGGAGTGACTTTCATTTCTTCACGCATCATTCCAAACTGTCTATATAAACGTACATTTTCGAGAACACCTTCTAATTTTTTCTGCGTTGCTGCTCTATCGATTTTTGGTAAGAAAGATAATTGTATAGTCATGTAAGACCACTCCTTTTTATTTTTAAATTACTTTTGTCTTAATGCTCCACGTCTGCGTTCATAACGTGGTCCATGAATCCCCATTAGACCCTCAATCTCACGAGTGCTTAATTTCTCTTTTCGTTTTTTTTTATTTTTCTTTTTAGCTTGTTTTGATTGCTTTTTCCACTCACGTAGCTGATCCTTTAACCCATTCATCTCCCCATCTCCCTTTTCAAAATAAAAAGGACACCAACTTCTCAAAACAGCTTTAAATGCTGTTTTGAAAAGTTAGTGTCCTCTAGTTTTCTAGCCGGACATTATCCATTCGCTTCTTTAATCTCTCGTATAAAGGCCAATGAATTGTCAGTATTTTTTTCAATATATTTTTCAAAAAACGAGACCTCTATATTAAATAAATAAGTTAATAACTCTATCTCACATTGCAACTTCACTAACAGTTGTTCTACAGTAATAATTTTCTTATCTAAAACATATTGGAATATACTTCTTATTTTTCCGGGTCTAACTATAGGTATTTCACTATCTAATGGCTCTTTTAATTTATAGCCATATCTATGCAGTAAAACATTAAAATATCTGTATTGTTGGTAACTCATCATTCCTAATGAGTAAGCCCTATGTCCCATTGCAGCAAGAGAGACTTTCCATTTGCGCTTTAATTCAATGTAATGATTTGGATTTGAGATTTTACTAATACATTGTAAATCGCCTATAAATTCCTCTTTCGGCATTAAAAAACTGGCAGCGAACAAATGAGCTTCTTGCTCAATCTCATTATATTGGCTTGTACTTAATTCACCAATATCCATTTGATGATGTAATAGTAAGTGCCCTAATTCATGAGCTACGTCAAAATTCCTCCTTACAGAAGATTTTTTGACATTCCCTAATACAATGTATGGCCTATTATAATTTGTCCATGAACTATACCCATCAATGTTATTTCCCAACATTTTTTCTATAATGAAGATACCTTTTTTCTCTAAAAGAAATATCAAATTTTCGTTATTATCCTCGTTCAATCCAAATGCTTGGCGAGCTTTAAATGCAATTTGCTCTATAACCTTTTCTCTATTTTCCTCATTAAAATCTTGTTCATTTTTTTGACTTATACTATAGTTTCTTAACTCTACAATTATACTCTTAGGATAATTTAAAAACTGTTCCATATGGGTTAAGATTCTATCAATATTATTCATAAAAATTTTTTCTTCTCTTCTTTTATGAGGAGCGTTGCTAGCTGATCTATACGCGATATTGTTTTCATTTACCACATCAGGTAATTCATCGTTTGTATAAAAGTACTTTCCTTTTAAATGAAACATATTCTTTAATTCATTTATCTTTTCTAAACTAGGGGATGTATACCCATTCTCATATTGCCATATGGATTGTTCTGTTACGCCCAATTTACTAGCTAGATCCTGTCTTGATAATCCATACAGTAAACGTATGTTGGTCAACTTTTCACCAACAAACATACATCATTCCTCCTTAAAACGCTTAAATATCATCATCACTTTTTTCTAAAGAAACCTCCGTAAATTCATAATTGCTACCTGCAAACTCTTCCTCTGGATCCTTTTCATTTCTGATTACATCAAGTTCTTCCGGTACAAACCTAACATTAGACGTTCCTATGAAATCTTTCCAGCTCGCTATACGATACATCATCTCAGTCTCTGGATCAGGTAATATTAATTGAATATCCGAAATCATTTTGGTTTCACTATCAATAGAATAAGAAATAATATAAAAACGTTTAAACTCTTGTTTTAAGATTTCTACTTCTTTCTCTAATTCTTCCTCATCAATTCCTAATTTAGTCCCCCAAAAAGTTAGCTGTTTATTCTTAGACACTTTTGTTATACTTTTTTTGTTAAAAGTTACTCCCTTATTCATTTCTGATAATTTGTTTATATAATTTGTTTCTTCATTAAATTTATTTTTTGAAGTTGGTATTTTATCCCCAATCATTGAACTATTCTTTAAAATAAACATTACCTTATCATTTACATTCTTAAACTGCAAATACCCCCATGTATAACCAGCCTTTGATTTTCTATAATCGATTCCTAATTTATCACATTCCTCTTTTACATAATGGTCAATATGATTCCCCTTTACCCATGCATATGCACTGCTTACAACCATTGTACGTTTTTTCTCTTTTCTTTCCGCTAAATACGATTTATACCCCTTTAAAATTCCATCTACAATATGTTGAATAGTATTATCGGGAAACTGATATCCTTTCAATCAAATCATCTCCTTATGTATTTTTAGACAAGCCGTCTACGATAAATTTTACACAAAAAGATGTTTTTTTTAAAGTATTTTCAGCTAAAGTAGATATTTTTTAAAATGTAAGCATCGTATTTTTTGTTAAAAGGATTATTTTATTAGGTTTTCTATGAATTATTTTCCTCTATCTCTTGGATTTCTTCTCTTATTTGACCGATTAATGAAACTACTGAACCAACCGCTTGGACCCAACTCCCTGTAATCACTATAAGCTGTCCATCCTCCTCGTCACCTTCCGAAATTCCCTCCACTTTATCCCGACTAGCTTTCAATTCATCTATTCCACCTATTGATGTAACACCACCTAATGCTTGTATCCAATTTCCTGCAATCACTAATTTTTTTTGTGTTTCATCTTCAAATTCTATAATGAGTCCTGTTAGAACCGTTACATTACCAATTGATTGGATTTCGTTCCCAATCAATTCAAGGGATATTTCTCCTTGTCCATCAGCTTCCAGACCATTCCCCGTTGCCTGTAATACATTCCCCCATACGTTCAAGTCTTTTCTTAATTCGCTGTTCAATCTTTTTAAAGGTGTACTCCCAATCGCAGCAATAATTGTCCCTACTGCAACAAACCAAGCGCCAACTATCTCCTTAATCGGATCATCCATTCTCAATCTACCCCGTCATTAATTTAGTACTTACAGGATATGAATCGGCACATCTTCATGTTAATGGCCTACTTCTCTTCCCCCTGAATAAAACTCAATATTTCGTCAATACTATACATACATCTAGAGTTACATCCCTGTTTGGAGCAGTTAGCTTTTGCTAGCCGCTCTTTTATTTTGCTCTTGTTTCTTGAAGAATTCTTTAACTGCGATTCCCCAATAAGTACATATTCTTTATTTCACCTCGAATAAAATAATATACATCTAGATCATTACCTCTGCATCGAGCAGTTAGACTGGGCTAGCTGCTCTTTTGTTTGAAATTAAAATAGCGTTTCCATTAAAAACTTCTCACATTTAAACCGGACAAGCATATGTTATTGTATGGAATTCTTCCATTCATAGCATTCTACCTTTCTTATCCGAGAGCACGCTTATATGTGTGCTCTTTTTTATTTAAGATAAAATAAGAATTTTGTTTGAAATTCATTAACATTATTGATTCCTTTGCATACAGTATTATCACAAAGAAATTCACAGGTTTCTCTGGTCCAGTTACCTTGAATTTCTTGCAGACCTTGAGGAAAGAATCCTTTTATCATAAAGGGTTCTTTCCTTTATTCGTTATAAAATAACGATTTTGTTAAAAAGCATACTTACATGTGTGCTCTTTTTTTGGCTGTAAAATGACTATTTTTTCAATATTGCCTTGGCACTCTATACAAGAAAATACATATACTATATTAGGCTGACAAAATGGACATTGTGAGCTATCATCTCATTTCAACAGTTCTTAGTCAGAGAGCGCCTTTGTCCCAAGGCGCTCTTTATATTTAAATACGGATTTTGTTTAAAATTCATTAACCTTATTGATTCCTTTGAATACATTATTATTGCAAGGAATTCCATAGAGTACTCTCGTCCAGTCACCTTGAATTTCTTGCATACCTTGTGTAAATAACCCGTTATAACTAGCGGGTTATTTTATTTTTGATTACAAGATAACTATTTTGTTATAAAGTCACTGCTTCTGCTGAAGGTTTGTTTTTCTCTAATTGTTCAATTGCTATTTGTAACCCTAACCAATAACCAATTAAGCGACGTGGTAACCTTTTGCCGAAATCCCAAACATCTTCCATCGTGTCAGAATCTAATGAGCTATTATGATAGACATCACTCAACCAAAAGTGGTAACTTTCCATAGATGAACTCTCACCAATTGCTGAAATAATGCCATCATATACTTCTTGTCCATCTTCCGTTTCATTCATGTCGTATTCTTTCCAATATTCATCAAGTTCCTTTTTAGCCTTTTCTTCATCGAAATTCCAACGTTCCTCACGAAATGCCGTTAACTTTTCAGTGAAATATCCTAAATTGAATCCCTTGATGTTTTCTAATGTCGCTGGACATGTAAGGTTATACACCGCTTCACCAATATCACCAGAAACGAACACGTTGTATCCTGAAAGAACAAATTTAGTTCGATACATATTCGTTCCAGGCTTGCCCCAGTAAATAACCTGCAATCCTTTTTCACCTTGAATTTCAGCTACATGATCTTCAAACCAATTTTCTCTAATATCTTTAGTTGCTTTTTCAATGTATTCCATCTCTCATTCCCCTTTACGAATAATCTTTTTTACATTACACATACTACCCATAAGCCGACTTCCCACGGCGGTACTCTTTTAAAACGAGGCTCACTCCTTCGGGTTGTTTTAGAGCATGGCAGGTAACCTAGTCAATTACCTGCCATTTTCAATTCAAATAACGCTTTTGTTAAGATTTTAAATACCCTAATTCTTTAGCAAATGTAACTATTGCTTCCATGTCTTCCTTTGGATACCCCCAATACTCATGGGTCCACTTTAAATAACTTTTTTCGATTTCTTCCCCAAATATGAAATCCTTAAATTCCATAACTAGTTCTAATAAAGAATCACCTTCACAAAAGCGTGTGTAATATCGTTCTTGCAATTTTAGAGAACCTTTAAAAAGTGGAATCTTTACTTCTGTGTATCTATCAACGTAATAAATCCGCTGCCCTTCAGCGCTTGCAAAATATGATGTGCGATTCTTTTCAGCATAAGAGAATAATCTGCGCCCTCTATTTGCAATTTCACAAATGATTTTATTCACGATTTTGATACGTTCTTGCTTATCCATATCTCATTCCCCTTTTTAATAAAATTCAAATTTGATTGTTTTTTTATGCCCCCCTTCCAATATTGCTGTAAAATCTATTATTGGAAGGAGGTGGAATATATGATAATTATCAATATGCTTGATGGTGAAAAAATTGAAATCCATGAAGATACTATCTTAGTTGGAATCGATAATGCTCCACGTACCGATAAACCCAATGAACGATTATTTTATCTTCAGCAAATGTACATAGGTAATTTGCAAGGTGATTTCGAAAAAGAAGGCTCTGCGATTGCTACCTCAGACGAAAGATTAGGAATTGGCGGATTCCTTCTTTCCCATGATATGTTTTCGATTGGCGAAGGCAGTGATGCAACTTTATACCTTACATCAGCTGTTAAATCTATCAGCGTAGTCTAATATTGTGCCAGCGTGCTAGCTTATGGGCTAGTACGCTATTTTCTTTTTCTAATCCCTTCAATAAATCAATGCATTTATTATTGAATTCATTTCTCGCCTGTACCTCATCTTCTGGTACAAGTACAGATACAGAGCCTTCAGACTCATTTTTATATTGAACATTGGAATATACGTTTCTATAGTAATCGTTCATTTGTGGAACTTGACCATCTAATGTTTTCGCTCGAAATACTTCAATCATTTTCGTTTTTTCCATTTCTCATCATCCTTTATTTAGAAATTTATATTTGGTCTTACTTCACATCGACACGTGCTTGACTTGCTTCTCGACTAAATCCTTCTGGGTATCTTGTTGCTAATTTAGATATATTCATTTGAGCGATATCTTCTAGGGTATATCCCATTTCATGAGACATGATTGAAATGTAGTACAAGATGTCGCCTAGCTCTAAAGCGATTTTATGTGTGTTCCCTTCTTCTTCTCCTGGACAATGAGCCGGATCAAATCCATGACCATGAAAAATAGCTTTTTTTACAATATCAGCAACTTCACCAGCTTCTCCCGAAATACCTAATGCTGCATTTAAAACACGTCCACCAAAATCCTGATTTGTATTCCACGTACGTAATGCCGCTTCTTGATATTGATCTAATTCACAAATTTGATTGTTGTTCATTAAGGCTTGTCCTTCCTTTGCTTTACTGATTAATTTAGTTACTTCCATAACACTGTTTTTCATTGCTTTCATTTTGATTTCCCCTTCCTATTTAACAAATCCCTAATCCTATCGGACGATTTTCGATTAAATACTTATCAGCTTGATCTATTACAAGAAGTGCAACTTCCGCTTGGTGTCTCCTTAACGCTTTGGCCATCTTTGGTAAGCTCATACCTTGACTCCACATTTCACGAAAACGAACTACATCTCTTTCATCCCAAATGAAGTTAGCCTCTTCTAAAGCGATGTATACCTTCAAGCGTGATTCCTTCATCGCTTCATGATTTCTTGCTACACTCATAAGCAAACCTACTTTCTAAAAATGATTATTTTATCTTTTCAGTAAACTTAGTATCCACACGATCAACTTTACCGTTTACCCAAACCGCAACTTGCTCACCGAATCCGCTCATTGGTGGATTGACTGCTGTAACATTTCCGTCCTTCACTATTAAAAGTTTGTTGCTACTAACATCAATTTCTATTTTTTTCATATGTCCATCTCCCTTTTACTACCTCATGTACTCGACAACATTAGGTTTAAAGCCACTTCCCAAATAAATCCTTACTGGAATTGTTTCTTTTTTATCCCTTGCTGCCTTACACAATTCTTCCGCTGTTTCCCAGTTAAAAAGCTTATCTACAGCTCTTTGAAATCTCCAAATCGCCATTGTATATTGTTCAAAGATGTCATAACGATCATCTTGTTTAGTTGTACGTGGTAATTCATCCGTACCCTTTGCATTTCTTGGAATCTGTACGCGTACATCTGCATATGTAACGCGCCCAGTTCCTTTCTTAACATTTGCTTTCATTACATCAAATTCACAAATTGCTGGCTCTACATCGAAAATGTTCAATTGTTTAGGCATGAGCTTTCTCACTCTTTTGAAGAATGTCCAGCAATTCCCTTGCGCCTTCCTTGCTCAAAAACATTCGGCCATCTAGCAACTCCATGTTAGATTCGGAAACTTCACCCGTTACAAAGCATGATTTTTCATGTTTTCTTAACACCATGTTTTCCCCATCAACATGAAAGTCTAATGCTGTACCTTCAGCAATCCCTAAAGTTCTGCGTAACTCTACCGGAATTACTACACGTCCTAGCTCGTCCACTTTTCTTGCAACACCTGTGTTTTTCATCTTTACTCCCCCTTGTTAACTTACTTTTTGTTGTTGATTACGTTGTAACTCTTGCTTCATTGACTCAAATTTTATTAAGTACGCTTTCCAACGCTTATCGTTTTCTTCTTGTTGTTGCTTTGCTACGTCACAATTGCAACCTTCTGTTAAAACTACGCCTGAAAAAATTTCTTTACGAATAGTTCCTGTATTACGGCATAATGCGCACATGATTATTCCTCCTTAGAAACCAATATCTAAATTTAAAATTCTTTTATCTGTCGTTGTTTTAAACACGATTGTTTCATCTTTTGATACTCCATTTAACAACCTACTCGCTAGTTTCGGATCATACTTTTGAAACAGCTGTCTGCTTGCTAAATTTGATGTAGTAATCGTTGTTTTATTTGCTCCTTGCCGTCCGTTAGCGACACCGTAAAGTATTTTATGAACAAAATCGCTAGCTTCTCCATTTCTATTCATAGAACCACTTTCAGCCCCTAAGTCATCAATAACTAGAAAATCCGCTTCAACCATCAAGCTAATACAGTAATCCATCGTGTATTTCGACTCTTTATTTCGGAATGAGTCTTGTATTAAACGAATTAATTTTTCTATCTCAACAAACAAGCAACTCTTCATTTCCTTGAATGCATATTCATCCTTTAGAGCTTCACCGTCAGAGATTGCCCAGTAGTGTCTTACTAGTTCGTATAACATTGCGTAAGCTAAATGACTTTTTCCTACGCCTTGAATTCCTGCAATATAAACATTTAAAGTTTCGCCCTTTTTGATACGTTCCAAAATTTCTATAGCTTTATTCTTATTTGCTTTTGTTTCTGGGCAATCCGTTTCATAGGATTCTAACCTTGATTCTGTAATTGATTGATTTTCAATAACACTTTGCTTAAAAAGAAGATTTTTCTGCCGTTCTCTATTAATCTTCTTATAGTAATTGTTGGCTTTCTGAAATAAGATTGAATCCTGTTGTTCTACTTTGCATCTTGGGCAATAAATCGAACCATCATTTTTATCAATCATCTTTCTTACTGGCTTTACAGTTATTTGTCCACCTTTGCTGAATGTATGATTTTCGCAATATTCATCTGCAAACTTTAAGGACGGAAGCTTTTCAAATGATTTCTGCATTTTTTGCACTTCTGTTCACCTCGTTAAAATGGCATTTTCCCTTTAAATCCCGGAATATCTATGTGATTACCGTATTGTTGTTGATTAGATTGAGGTTTACTAACCGTTTCGTTTAAATAATTATCAAAGTGGTTTAGAGCAAATAATGTACTTGGTCTTAAATACCGATCAAGTGGCTTATTGTCTCTATCAAACTGTCCAAGCCATTGTGATACTTTGTTATCAATGACGGTTTTAAAATTTTCGATTGTATAACCTTCATTCCATCTGGCTCTAATTAATTTCCTATGACTCTCGGCATTATGGTTAAAGTTCTTATTCGCTTTTTCATTTAAGTATTCTAAAATTTCTTGATAAGGGATTGATACCTTTGTATCTGATTCGTCAGAAGAAGATGTATTAATTATTTCTAATTCTTTATCTTTATCTAATTCTTTATCTTCTTCTATATCTGTACCGTCACGTGACGTCACGCGAACGTCACTTTCATTCCCCTTGTTTTCTAGTGTTAATTGCTGCTGTTTCTTACGCTCACGGTATTTTTTATTCCGTTCTGCATTTAATTGTTTCACACGTTCTAGACCATCAACATTCTGGTGTTTCTCCCAATTCGAAATACAAATGTATTGATCATCTGTTATTTCAATCATTCCAAATCGTTGAAATGTTTGAAGTGCTAATCTCACTGTTGCAATCGGTCTATTGAATAGAGTTGCAAGCATTTCATCAGAGTAAGGAATGTTTTTACTAAGAAAAATATATCCACTTGCATTTGTTTTTCCGGCTTGCGCTAATAATCTAATCCATATAATTAGTAAGGTATCAGCTTCCGGCATGCTTTCGATTAAACGTATTTTTTCATCCTCAAACATACTAGTTGAAAGCTTTATCCATTTAACTTCTGACACTGTAATTACCTCCTCGTACAAACTGCCACATATGCTTGTCCACTTTTGATAATTCTTTGAATTTCATAATGCGGATAACCAACATTGAAATACTGTTCAATTATTTGCTTTAACTCATCGTTGCTTTTTGCGAAGTCCCAGAACTTATTAGGTAATAGCACTTGATATTCAATTAAATCCATGTACTATTTCCCTACTTTCCGTGGTATACTTATAACAACTTATTTTTTGCAAAGGACCCACTGCTATGGGTCTTTTTATTTTGTTTTACGTCACTCCAAGCCCATTGTTTTATTGGCTGATAAGTGATGTAAAACAACCATGAACCACATGAGATTAACATTGCGAATATTGCTAATGATGTTGTATCTTCCACTAAATCTCCTCCTTATTGTTCTGATAGCCATTGCAATAAAAATACTTTTACTTGTTGAGCTGGAAAATACCATTTACCTCCTACCTTATGCTTTGGAAATCTCGGATCAAAAAAGAATGTTTTTTGAATGCTATTCCATCCCATACAAGTTCTTCGTTTCAATTCGTTAGCGTCCCAATACACTAACTCGGCATCGATTTCTTTAACTTTTTCTTCGACCTTTGCTAGATAAAGATTTCTTACTTCTTTTTCATCGACTTGAACACTAATCATTTTTCGCATCTCCTTTTCTATAAAATTAAATTTTATCTATTAAGAAACATAATCATCTAATGAACTAGGTTTTTCTGGTGGATACCATCCTGCGATAAATCGCATAGCATTTTGATAATATTTTCTTGGGATTTTATCGTATTTGGCTACACCAAAATGTCTTTTTAATGCTCCATATATCCCTTGATATGATGCGTTATCATAACCTTCTTCTTTAAGTTCGAAGACACGACGTTTTACTTTACGTTGTACAGCTTCTTTATTTTGTTCGGTTAACCAAACCTCGTTATCTACAAAAAACTTCATTCTGCTCATCTCTTCTTCTACTTGTTGTTGACGTTCCTTAATTCGTTTTAATTCAGTCATGCTGTGAATAATTGAATCCTCTATTGACGGTTGTTGTTGTATCTTTTGGATGTGTTCTTTCATTCGTTTGAACTCTTGTAAAAACTTAATTTTCATCTTCATCGCTTCAGGTGTTATGTAGCTCATTGCGACAATTGCGAATGCATCTTCTGTTAAGTTGTATTTGTCATACCATTGTTTATTTTGCTGATGTTGGTATTGAGTCTCCCCAAAGTTGGTGATACCCCATTGTTGTTCGCCTGCCTCAAGTAGCTTTTCAATTTGAATTTCAATGTCCCTCATCACATGATCATGTCGTTTACCGAACATTTGAGAGATTGTTAAGCTATCCGTAACAACTTCATTTCCTTCCATAAAGACAATCTCGCTTACCGGATGTTGAATTATTTTAATTCCGTTCATTTGGTTTACTCCTCTCATTTTGTAAATCTTAGGTTTACTTTAATTGTTAAAAAAAAGTTCTTTCGGATCTTCCTCAAGAGCTACTGCAATTTTAAACGCTAAGTCTATTTTTAATGTTCTTTTGTTGTTTTCAATATACCAGTAGTGCATTTTAGTAATTCCGACTCTATCGGCAACGTCTTGGCAAGACATCCCTTTTTCTAGTCGTTTTTGTTTTAACTGATGCAAGTTATTTCCTCCCTTCGTTGCCTGTGATTTCATTATAAGTAAACTTAAGGTTTATTTCAAGTGCTTTTTTTAAAAAAACTCAAATTGATTTTAACTTGTGGTAAACACTATGTTTACTTTATACTTTATGTATCATAAACACTTTAGTAAAAGGGGACGTTAATATTGATCGGGGAAAAGATTAAAGAACTCAGGAAGAATAGTAAGATTACGCAAGAGCAGTTAGGTAGTGCTATTGGTGTATCTAAGATGGCTATTTCTTATTTTGAAAAGGGTAAAAAGTCACCCGGGCGAGAATCATTAGAAAAGATAGCTGATTATTTTGGAGTAACTACAGATTATTTATTAGGGAGATCAGAAGACCCTGAACTAAATGAAGAAGAAGATAAAGCTGTATCTGAAGAAGGAAAGAACATATTAGCAATAATAGAGAGTCTTCCTGAGAATGAACGAAAGAAAGCTTGGGAACAATTAGAAATGTATGTGACTTATATGCAAAACAAAAAGAATGATTAACCAAAGAAGACTACCTCACACGGCAGTCTTCTTTTTTTATGTATTTGGTTTTTCCTTATATGATTCATCTAAAGCAATCTTTAAAATATCCTCTGCTTTTGGATTCCCTTGTTGTAGTCCTAATTTAGCTGCCATTTTTACCAATTGCTCTTTTGTCATCATAACTTCCCCCTGCATCCTCTTTTGTATATTTTTGTAATTAATTCGGTTTTTCTCCAAAAATCAAAACGCCGAATTTTTTGTAAAAACACGAAATGCGATCGTCTATGATAGACGATCGCATTTCTTATTTACATATATATAACAACTGGAATTACCATCCAGTTCCTGGATCATTACTATAAAGTACTACTTCCTGTTTAGGAGCAGCGTCTTGTTTTGCCTCTTCTTTCGGTGAGACTGGATTTAATATCGCTAAGCCAGTAACCATAAGAAGCGGGATAATTGCTAATATTTTCTTCATTTAACAAATCACCTCTCTTAATCTTAATTATACCATTTATTCAAATTAAACCCAACTTCATTTTCGGTAGAAACGAATAAAAAATATTTCCATTCTCCTCGCACATCCGGAGGGATTTCTTTAATAATTCCTTATTTGAATTTCGGGATAAAGCTAATACAAATGTTTGGAGATCAGAAAGTTGTCCGTTCTTCTTTTCTAAAGCCAATAGAACTTGCTCTGCTCTTTTCATATCACCTTTTTTCACTAAAAATAACGCCAATTCCATCCCTGTTAATTTTCCTTCTAAGCCTTCGATATCTTTCCAATGATACACTTTCAAAAAATTTAGAGTAGCATTAATTTGTTCTTTTTTTCTCTCTAATCCGATATAAAATGTCAAAGATTCTATTTTACTAATCGCCATTTCTAGGTAGTTCTTCGAAACCTCGTAATCTTCAAATATATATGATTCCCCTAATTTACCTAGGGATGTTATTTCTGCAATTTTATAAGTTGTATCAGATTCGCTTGCCTTCAAGACCTCTAAACAAGCTTTTCTAGACTTTTGGACTTCCCCACGTTGTAAGGCTATTACCCCAATAGCATCTTGTAATCTGATCTTAAATGTCTTTTTTATGTACTTATTCGGGATAGTGTTTATATTCTTTTTGATATCCTTTAATCGATCGGATAGCAGTGTATAATTTCCACATTGATATAAGGCTTGGCAAAGTATCAGTTCAATTAATATACTCATTTCAAGGCTTTTCACTTGTTTTTCTTTTGCTTTTATTTGTTTATACAATTCAGTGTAATCAGATTTATTTGTATACCGTTTTGATAACAACTCGTATACTTCTGCCCATTCGATGTTGCCCTTTTCTTTTACTTTTTCTACAACTTCTTCTAAAACATTGAATTCCCCACATAAAGACAAGTATTCCATTGTTTCTAGCAAATTTTCTAATTTAGCAGCCCTAATATAATGTGCTATATCATTCGACTTACTTATATCCCCTTTTTTCAATAAGTCGTGTGTTCTAGAAAGATAACAAAAACTCATTTGTATTCTTCCTTTAAACACATCTGTAACGACACTCGGAACTACTCCCCAATGAGTTGCTAAGTCCTTTTTCTTTATACCCGCAATACAACGTTCTCCATCCAATCTACTTACTAAACTACTCATTAGGGCCTTTTTAGATTCTTTTTCTGCCTGTTTTGCCGTTAACATATTATTCATTTTTGCTCCCCCTATGGAACAAAGACATTTCACCTTTTAAAAAAGAGGGTATTACCATTCTTTAGGCTTCTCAGATGTGTTATACTTACTGTGTTACTATTACAGTAACCGAAAAAGGCTTATCGGCAGATGTTCCCTTCTTGTGAGTCGGGTGAACGGTGCAAGAGTGTTACCAGCACTACTTGTACACGCTGTGAGTCTTTTTTTCGTTCCGTTTATTTTATTATCATAATAACATAAATTTCCCAAAATTCGGTCATGCAATTATCTGACAAGTGTTGAGAAAGTTAAGAAACCGTTCTACAACAATGTTTCTCGTATTCAACGGAACGGAATATGCAATTCTACATATTTTTGTTATAAGAATCCAAATTAAAATCGTAAAATTTTCTTCTTTTTACAATTTGAAGAAGAGAGGGCATAAGTCCCTCTCTTTTTTATTTTTACATTAATTAGGTTGTCATGATATTATTCTAATTAAGTTGGAATGTGACATATCCCATATCTTGTGTCATGTCACAAATATAAAGGAGGATATCAGATGGCAACTTTCAGAAAGCGGGGCAAAAAGTGGGAATATCGAATCCGATATGTCGATAAGACCACTGGGAAAAAAAGAGAAATAAGTAAAGGTGGATTCGATTCTAAAAAAGAAGCTACCTTTCATGCCAATGAACGAGAACGTCAATTATTCCACGGTATGGATGCCAACAGCAAGAAGACACTATTAAGTGAGTATTTAATAGAATGGCTAGAGACTTACAAAAAAGGGAAAGTTGGTCAAAGTACTTATATTCTTCACAAGAATAATATTAATAAGCACATCGTTCCGTATTTTCAAAACATCAAATTGGCTGATATGAATAAACTTGAATACCAAAAATTTATTAATCACCTTATTAACAAAGGTTATTCAAAACGTACAGTCAAAATTATTCATTCGACGATGTCTAACTCCATAAAACGTGCTATAGATTTAGAAATGATTTACAAAGATTTCACGAACAAAATCCTAATTGCAGCAGATCGTTTCAATCAACGTCCTAAAAAAGAAAATTATCTAACAAAAGAACAAGTATCAAAACTATTGATTGCGGCTCATAAGGATAAAATGATTTATTATGCATACTTTTATACCTTAGTAGAGACTGGCATGCGTAAAGGTGAAGCGACGGCATTAGAGTGGGATATAAATATTGATTTAGATAACAAAATGATTCATGTGGATAGAACTATAAATTATCATGCTTATACTCCTACAGGTCAGAAGAACAATAAAGATTTAATAGGTAAAACTAAAACCTATGATTCTGTACGTTCAATTACTATTTCAGATAGATTGGTCTCTGTTCTTAAAACATTTAAAAAGTATCAGAATGAGTGCAAATTAAAATTAGGCTCTAAGTATGATAAAACTTTCGATTTTGCATTCACGACTTCAGGTAAACCACTAACAAAATCAACATTAAAAAATGTTTTGGATCGCATTCTAAAAAATGCCGAACTGCATCAAATTAGTGTTCATGGATTAAGGCATACTCATGCTGTACTTCTTTTAGAAGCTGGGGTTGAAATGAAATATATACAAGAAAGATTGGGGCATAAAAGTATTGAAATTACTTCTGATATTTATTCACATGTCACACCTAAAGTAATCGAAAATGAACAAAGCAAATATGAAGCCTACGTGGGGCAAGAATTTATTTTCTAG